AGTGCCAGCTAATACTTTGACAACACCGTCTTCGTCGTGGTACATTACTCCTGACTTAGATGGTGAGTGCGCATTTACGTGTATTATTTTTGGTATAGAACTCCTATAAATACTACTTTTTAATATTGGTGGGTCGTTGATTTCGTATGGAAATAGAGCGTATTCCGTCTCATTTTCATTAACCGGCAACTCTATAGACTCAAACCTACTGTCGTTAATAGTTGTTGCCCCTACTACAATTGTGGGCGGTGCTGACACCGATGCTGTTGCTGGTGTTGTGCTATTAAGATCTCCAACTAACTGCCCTATTCTGTTTCTCATTACTGTATAACTTTAAAGATCCAATTATTGTCATAGTAGTATTGTTCGTTTGAACCTACCTTTGACATAATTAGTACTTTATAGTATCTTTGTACTGGCAATCCATTAAAGTTTAATAAAAAAAAGTTGCCGTTTGCGTCAGCACTTATCTTTGTGTTTGTTTCATCAAAAGGAACAAATGTAATATCCGTGTGTGCATCCCGTATACTATAAAAACTTGAACTTGGTAATTGATATATATCTAAATAATTACTGCTTGTTGCGTGCGTGCGTGTAGGATACTTTGGTCTAGCTGATACGTTCATTCGTGCTTGACCCGTCTCTTTATAGATTTCTTGCAAGTTTGTAATGTTTACAACAACCTCCTCTGTGTGATTTACTACGGAATGGCTTGTATGGTATATGGAGTCGTCATAGCGCATTTCAAGACGTGGACTGTAAATAGTATTACTTTCCTTGCTGAAGAACCTTAACGCTCCTAGTAACGTTGATGTGCTTTGTTCATCTTGATCACTCCTTTTTATTAGGAACCCTTCGTTTGGTATAGTTGATAGCAGCCAATTACGGACTGTGTTTGTTACGTTTATAGTGACATCAGCTGTTTCGTAGTTAAAGCTCTGGCTGTGTACTGATGAGGTGTACCAATTGCCACCTCCAGGATTAGTTGACCAGCTAGCTGTTGTGGTTGATGCAAACGAGCTGGTTGCCCACACAGATCCTGTGTTTAGACTGGTTAATTTATAATTCCACGAAACACCATTGCTACCAGAATCTTTTACCGAAAACCTTCCAGTGCCCATGTTCCAACTTTGTGATACTGGGTAGCTGTATAGGGTGTATTCAGTGGGTATTTCGGTTGGATTTGCTGCTGTTAGTTTTAAATAAAAACTTGCTGTTTGTGTTAAAACACTCAACTGGTAGCTTGATACAAGCTCAGCTAAATCAAATTTAACTAAAACTCTAGAGTTGTAGCTTGATGTTTGGTCAACAATTTTTGATATTTCTAATAAAGCATCTATTCCTGTATTTAGCGAAGGATACTTTTCATACAAAGTTGCGTCTTTTACGCTATAGAGTGATCTGATCATTTTAGAATGAGGTTAATTTACCTTGTATATCTGCATCTGGGTACTTTACTTCAAAAATAGCTGGGTCGAGGCTTGGGTATATTACTCCCCTTCTAGTTGCTGATTTTATATCATAAAATACATTGCTATATTCGTCTCCATATAGATTTTCAATTATTAGGTTAGATACCATTTGAACTCCTTTTATTTTTGTGAGCTCTACTATAATATCACCATAGACAATAGGCTGTCCAATCTGCCATCTGTCTATATTAAAGAAATCTTTTAGTTGTTTGATACATTGTAGTAATACTTCGTTTCCGTTGTAATTTGGAAGAGGTAGTACGTCAAAATAAATTCCTATATTGATTACATATGCATCACGAATATTGATGCTATCTGTTAGCATTCTATGACGATCTATGTAATTTTTTAAATTGGTTTTTATTGCATAATTAAGTGGTGTACATTGTTTGCTATTGTTATAGCCTAGTACATACAAGTTCAATGCTAAAGGATTAGATACAGTATCAGTTGTGTCTGATGATGCTATATTATTTTGTTCGTCTGGTGTTATATATGCTTTTGCTACGCTGCCATAGATTGACGGCATTGCATAGCACCTAACAATGTAATCTTCTCTTGTTACTGCTCTACCTTGCGTTCCAAATTGAGCTAATGCATTTTGCCTAACCTCTTCTATTGGCTCCTCACTACGACCACCAACAGCTGATACAGGGTTGTTTACTACAACGCTTCGTATTACTGTGCTGTTTAGTTGTGGCGTACTAGTTGGTAGTATGGTGCGACTTGCATCAAGGGCTACAATCTTTGTAATTGTGTTTGCTGGTACATTTGACTGAATACCTCCTCCCATATAATAGTACACCGTTAGTGTTGTATTTGATGGGGCTAATCCGTATGTAGTCGTCAGCAACGGATTATTTGGGTCAATAAATGCATCTGTATCTGGCTTTCCTGTTGGCAAGCTTAGCCCTATTTGATCTGGAGTTGCCATTAGTTCTTCGTCAGCATATGTAGACGCACCAGCTCCAAACTGGATTTCCAGTCCACCATCAACAACTCTCGTTATGAATCGTCTAATTACTCTCTTATAACGCAATAGATATGGAGTTTCGTTGCTGTATATTGCTGTTTCTGGATCTGCTAATGCTGTATTTTCAACTTGTTCTGGTATTGTATCTTGCGCTAAGTAGGGTACCTCATGCCATGTATTCCCTTCGCTATCAACAATTTTTTCAATTCCAATGACAGGCAGTCGTTCGGTGGATGGTAAAAATAGTTTAGTAAATCTTTCACGTGCACCTATTTCAAATTGCAATGTTTTTATTTGAGCACTTATAGCCTTTGCTGTTTTTTTTGCCAAATAATAGGTTGGCTCCTTGGTTGTGTTATCTACACTATAGACTGAAAACTCAATAGGATCGTATAAGTTGTTTATAGTGAAATCCACTCCATTACTTACTATAAACGATATATCATTTGATGTTGACTTTACCTCAAAACCAGGCTCAAGTACTAATGCATATCTTGTGTCAGGCATACTATCAGCACCTGATTTAGATGCAGGCATTAGTTGAAATACGTCTAAAGTTGTTTGCGATGGTATTGATAATTTTGATTTATATCCTATTGCACTAGCTATTGCTAATACATTTCTTTTTTCTTGTGCATACAGTAGTAAAGACTCTTTTAAGTTATTATCTGTATAATAGCTAAGCACATCTCCAACGTACGCTGCTAAATCAATAAACAACGATCCAGGTGATGCAGCATTAAAATCCGTGTATGTTTCTGGATAATAGGCTTTTGCGAACTCAATTAGTCCTTTTTTGAGAGAATCAAAATCTCTACCATAGTATTTTATATCGCGACTAGCCATTTACTTCTAATAAAATTGTTTGTGTGTCTATTCCTGATTGCTGTAAGCTGATGCTAAGTTTTACAAAAAGCCTATTTCTATCATACTCTGGTGTAAGTGTAAGCTCTTCAATAAAGATTTCTGGTAGGAAATTTTGGAATGAACCTCTTATTCTTGCATCTAGTGCATCTAAGCTTTCTTTACTTAGTTGTTCAAATAGAGTCCGTCTTAACCCACAACCAAAATTAGGCAACATTACTCGCTCTCCAGGCTCTGTTAGTAACAAGTTTTTTGCATTGGATAATGCTTGTTCCTTTGATGTATAGTTTTGCCTATAGACAGATCCAACTTTATCACTAAATTGCAAATCTATCCCTAAAGCTATATTCTTTTCAAGGTCAATTGGATTAACTTGTATTATATAAGCCATACTAGCGTATTCCTTGTGATTTTTTCAAAACCTCAGAGTAGTCTTTTATAAACATCTCTGTGCCAGCTGCTCCTGCTGGAAAGTCAGGGTTGGCTTGTTCAAGCTCTTGGTCACCAAATCCATCCATATTGGCTGCTGTTTCTTGTAGTAATGACGCTAATGGATTGTTACTCATCATACCTAATGGGCTATCTAACTTTACTAATGGCTCAGTGTTGTACACTGGCTTTCTGCTGACCTGCTTTCGCGTTGGTTGATCTTTTTGTTCCGTAAGGGTTTTAAGCTCTCGTTTAACTGCTTTAGTGACTTCTTCACTTATCAGCTCTCGCAGCATGCTTTTAAATTCTCTAAGTTTCATCTGCTATTTTTTTATAAATAGCTTGTTTTTACTATTTGTGTTAGTTTTTTTGAAAGCTACCTTATGCATACTGTATAGCGTCCGGATCCGGTGCCCTTCTTTCGTTAATTACTGATGCTGGTGTTGATGGTCCTCCTGCTTGCAGCGATACATATCCATTAAAAGTAAAAGGCGGTATTCCATATGATGGTACTGGGATTACTAGTCCTGTCATTGATTTTAGTTGTGCGTTAAAACCACTTGCTAGTCCTTCTCCAAAGCTTTGCGCTCCACCAATATTTGTCATTACTAATTTTGGTCTAAATTTACCAACATTTAATACAATAAATTTAGTACCTACTGGATTAGTCCATGATGCACCAGTCCATAATAATCTGCTTGCAATTCCAAACATTGCTGTTGCTATACGTCCTTCAATATTCAACTTACGTTTGCTTTCGTTTTCAATTTTTATACGAGCTCTTTCAGTAATTTTTTCTTTAACCTCTGTTACCTCTTTTTTTATGTAATCTTCAACTGGTTTTAACAACTCGTTCATAATAAACCTCATCATAGCTTTATAAGCATCTTTTACCCACTGGAATAGCCATAAAAATATACTAGTTGCTTTTTCTAAACTTAATCTTATTTTTCTCAGTAATGGATCCGAAGTATCCTCACGTATAAACTCAGGAACACTCTGCACTTTTGTTACTATCCTT